ACATGGCCAAAGATTACACAAGTGATGAGTTAAATAAATTCATTGAGAGTTTAGATAGTAAATCATTTAAGAAGATACAAAAATTTTATGAAACAATGCCTAAGTTAATGCATGAAATTGATGTTGTAAACCCGAAAACAAAGGTAACAAGTAAAATTACATTATCAGGTCTTTCCGATTTTTTCGGATAGCCCTATCACATGACACGCTAGAAAACCATTTTCAAGTGAATTTTGCTTTAATGCAACATCATAAATATTCTTTAACAGAATTAAATGGTATGATACCGTGGGAAAGGGAGATATATGTAAACTTGTTGATTGCATATATTAAGGAAGAAAAAGATAAAAGAGAGAGAGAGAAAAAGTAATGTTAGACAAAGCTAAAAATACAATTAAGACTATTTGGTGGTTCTTTAAAGAAGAATTGCCACAATTTTTATCAAACTGGAGAACTGTTCCTAGAGTTATGATGGGACTTTATGGATTAGTATTCTACAACACTATGACTTGGTTTATGGCGTTAGAGAATCCAAACAATGCACAAGCAGGTTTTGTATCCGTAGTTGTAGGTGCTGGCGCTGCCTGGTTTGGTCTATATGTTAACGGCAAATCTTCAACAATACAAAAGTAAAAGGTAAATAACAAATGGCTGACCAAGATATAATTCAAACTACAGCATTAGCAGTTGTAGAACAACAACAAAAAATTGTAGGTTCTGCTCTTGTTGGTTCTGCTGGGGCCGGTGCATTAGCTGGAGGAGATTCACAAGGTCAATTTGATATACTAGAACAAATTAGAGATTTACAATTAAAATCTTTTAGAGGTATACAAGAGGTTGTTAACAAACTTAGTGACATGTTATCTTTTGATGAAAATGTAGCAAATAGAACAAAAGAAGACGCCAATGAGTTAGCAAAAGAAAGTAAAAGTAATGAAGGACTTGTTAGTGATGGTGATAGCGGTGGTGATGAAAAAGGTGAAGAAAAGGCAAAAGGTTTAAGTGCGTTTACTGGTTTCCTTGCAGGATTACCAGGCGTAGGTGCTATAGGAAAACTGTTGACACCTATAACAGCATTCTTCGGAAAAAGTGGTATGTTATTTAAATTATTTGGTAGATTTGGACCTATAGGTGCAATAATATTAGGATTTACATTATTATACAAATATTCAGATGAGATAGTAAAAACATTAACACCAGCATTAGATAAAATTAAAAAGTTGGTTGTAAAACTTCAACCTGTTATAGATGTATTTATGGCGATTGGTGATTTTTTGATTAAAGGTATACTACAAGGTATTGGTCAAGCACTATCATTTGTAATTGGTATTGTAGAAACATTTATAGATGGATTTACTAAACTATTTACAGGTGATATAATTGGTGGCCTATCGGATATATTTTTCGGTATCGTAAAAACAATATTGGCAGTACCATTAATGATTGTAAACTTCTTAACACCATTATTTAAAAACATAGTAGGACTGATGGCTGAACCTTGGGATAATATGGTTAACTCAATTCATACATTTTTTGGTAACCTTTTTACAAGTATTGGTGAAATGTTTATGAATGTATATAATAATGTAAAAGATTTTGTAACCAGTTTACCAGATAAATTTGTAGGATTCGTGAAAAATATGTTTGCACCAATAATTGATTTCTTTGCTGGCATAGGCGATAGAATAAAAACTGCTGTTAACGGTATTATTGACTCTTTACCATTACCTAAATTTGTAAAAGATAAAATGAAATTTGAAACAAAAGCTTCAAAAGAAATAGGTGAAACAGTTAATGAAACAGGCGTAAAAAATAAATATGCTGACGCTAGTATTTCTGGTATGCAAAGAGAACGAATGACAGGTGGCGAGGCTACTATGAATGAGGCGTTTGCTGAAGCTAAAGGTGAAAAATATGGCACAGCAAGGATATCCCAATCAGGCACATCAGGTTATGATAGTGCTTCAGGTATAATGACACCTGCCGAGTTTAGTGAATATAATAAATTAGATACAAATGGTCAAATGGACTATTTAAAAAATTTAGACGCTAAAGAACAAGAGCGTAGAAGAATGATTGATAAATTAATGAATGAAAAGATTACATTTGATAATAAAAATAGAGATTACATAGCCAAATACAAAACAACACCAGATGAAATGATGTCACCAGATGACAAAATGCTACAAGACGATAAATTTCAAAGACAAGCAAAGATTCAAGCGAGTAGTATTAAACCATCTGATAATAAACAAGCGCCGATTATTATTCAAAAAGGTGGTGACACGAATAATGCTAGTGTACAAACAAAGAGTGAAACTTACACAGGTCCATTAGATACAGGTATCGACCCCTATTTTGATAGAGCGTCATACAATAGTTTTTAATACTGACCTAGGTCTTTCTCGGTAATAATCTTGAACTCCATACTATTATCTTCACAATACTTACGAGCGGCAGACCATTTAGCCTGATTTTTAATATACTCAAACGACTCACGCATATATGATTTTGTTTTCTTTTTTGGTGGTTTAGGTTTTAATGCTTGACGATAAGGTTTTATTTCAATCATATACTTATCACCATTCACCGTCTTTACAACAAAGTCAGGAAAGTATCGGTGATATTTCTTGTCTAACGGGCTATAGTATCTAACAGGCAACTCTTCACTTGCCCAAAATAGAATATCTTTGTTCATGTCACAATAACGCATAAACCGTCTTTCAAGTAGTGAACGATACACTATCTGATTGGTATTGCCGACATATTTCTTTGGATTGGTTGGTTTAAATAAACCTTTATAACTCTTTCTCATATCACTCTTATTTTCTATATAAATATTACTAACTAAGGATTATTTATACATGGCATTTAAATCATTAAAAAATCATATAACAAGTTTGTCAACACCATTTTTGTCAGACATTGCTGGTAAAGCAAGTAATTTTATGAGTGGTGGTTCTCAAAAGAGTGCAGGTAAAGTGGCAGCTCAACTATTGAAGAAGTCACCATTTGATATACCAGATAGTCCATCACAACAACTTAGACAAAATCCACTATCATTCAATACAGTACAATATCCACTTGACCTTGGTAGTAACGAACTTGGTCATTACATATTATTTGAATCGGGTTTTGTAGGTTATAGTCCACAAACAAGTGGTTTTTTAGAAACTTCAAATAAAACAGGTTCAGGTGACACAATAAATATTTCATCTAAATTGCCAAATAGAAGTATTACAACTTCAGGTATCGCATTGTATATGCCACAATCTATTAAAGCAAGTTATAGTCAAAGTTATGATAGTGATGAAGCAACAGGTTTAGTAGGAGATATGGAAGCTACGGCTAGTGCAGTAAAAGGTTCAGCTGATTCAGCTGCACAAATAGAGGCAGCTTTAAAGGGTGTTGTAGGTGGTGTTGCTCGAAATGCTAAAACTATTTTAGGTGAATTTGTTTCACTTGCCGGTGTTGGTGACCCTATCAGATTTGCAGCTAAGAGAGCTGGTGTTGCAGTTAATCCTAGAAGTGAAGCATTTTATAATTCACCACAACAAAGAACATTCTCATTTGATTTTGATTTCTGGCCAAGAAATGAAGCAGAAGCAAAAGCAGTACAAGATATTATCACAATATTCAAATACAATTCATCACCAGGTTTCAAAGAAGGTTTAAATGGGTCTGTATTCACAATACCAAATTATTGGAAGATTAGTTACATGTTTAATGACGGTATTAATAATAATTTAAATAAAATTGGTGCGTGTTATTGTACAGATGTGGCAGTAGATTACACACCTGACGGAGAGTTTAGAACATTTGGTGATGGTTCACCAGTTCACACAAAACTAACAATAGCAATGTTAGAAGACAAAATTTTATCTAAACAAGACATTGAAGCAGGCGCATAATGACAAAATACTTTAATCAATTTCCTAAAATAGACTATAACATATCTGGTGTAAATGGCAACACAAAAGTTGTAACAGATATTTTTAGAAGAGTCAAGGCAAGAAGTAAACTTATCAAAAATCTAACACTATTCGATAAGTATGATGTACAAGAGGGTGAGAAACCTGAAGATGTTGCATACAAAGCTTATGGTGACACAGACTATTTTTGGGTTATAACACTTATTAATAACATTGTCAATAGATATTATGACTGGCCATTAGATGAGTATGTATTTCAACAATATGTCGCAGACAAGTATGACAATCCAGAAACAATACATCACTACGAGATAACACAATCAAGCGGTAGACAGACAGGAAACGGTCCTAGTGACTATTCCCACAAGGTAGAGTGTAATGTTACAGACGCTGGCGCAGAGGCAGTATCTAATATAGAATATGAAAGAAGATTACAAGATGAAAAAAGACAAATTCGAATATTGTTGCCCTCTTACTTGGGTGCATTTGAAGATGAGTTTATTAAATTGATTAGAAGATAATGACATGGCACTTGAAAAAAACATATTAGATAAAGTCGGTAAGTATAACTTATCCACATTAGAAATAATTTCATACAGACAAGATAAAGAAGAGAGTAAACCTAAGACTATGGACATCAAAGGTATTACCTTGACCATGTCTATCAATGAGGATATCTTTAGTAACAATATAGTTGGAAGTTTGATTGTATATGATACGCAAGATATTCGTACTATATTTCCGTTAACGGGATTAGAAAGATTAGCAGTAAAGTTTAATACACCAGGTCTACCAGGTTATGATATGACCGAAGACAATGGTGTACCGTTTCAGATATACAAGGTAGATAGTGTAAGAAAAGACCCGACAAATGATATCGGTCAATTCTATAAGATATATTTCTGTTCACCTGAAATGTATAATAATCAGGTCGCAACAGTCAGTAAAGCATACGCAGGACCAATTGAGTTTGCAGTCAATGATATATTAAGAAACAAGAAGTATTTGAATTCAAAGAAGAGTTTATTTGTAGAGAACACAGCTACTAACGCCAAGTATGTCATGCCTAGTTTAAAACCATATAAGGCAATTAACTTTCTATCATCACAATGCATATCAGGTAAATACAACAACGCAGGTTATTTGTTCTATGAAACATCAAAAGGGTTTCACTTTAGAAGTTTAGAATCATTACTTGCAATGGGTGGTGCTGTTGCCAGACCGACAAGATGGAACTTTCAATCACAGATTAATATGATTGCAGACACAAAAAAAGATGAGGTCAAAGACATTGAAAGGCGTATGCAAGCAGTGATTAAATATGAGTTCAGTAAACCGGTGGATACATTAACCAATATCATAGATGGATTTTACGCCAATAGATTGGTAGTACATGACGCATTTAATAAAACAATAAAAACACATGATTTCAATTACAAAGATAATTATGAGAAGAGTTACCATTTAGAGAGTTTAGGTGATGAGGCAGACAGTAGAAAACATATCACACCAAATACACAACTCAATGACACAGGCAAGAGTTTATACGAATTCGCAGATAGTAAGAAGATGGTAGTAACCGAAACAAGTAAAGTACATAATGATTACGAGTTTACACCATCAAGTGATACACTACCAAAGATTACCAGCCAAAAGGCAGGCTATAAGAATATGAACATGTCATTGTTAGTATATGGTAATACAATGCTTAACGCAGGTGATGTCATAAACTTCACCGCTCCTATTATGCAACCAGGAGAGAATAAGATACCAAACCCTTATACGAGTGGAAGATATCTAATCATGGCAATTAAACATACAATGTCAGTAGAGAGTGGAACACATGAAATGGTACTGAGGTGCTTCAAGGATAGTGTTAGGACGCCATATCCGAGAGAGGACGACCCATTAATCATAGGTAGAGAGTTTAATAACGCAATTAATATATACAACGAGGATATCACAGAGTTATAGAGAATCCGGCGCTTAAATAGGTGACCAGCTAGACAATGAGAAATATGAGAGATAAACAACTGAAACAGGTAGTGTGTAACCACACCACAGGACATGCAGAGGCAGATATGTTAGGTAATATTCTATTGTTCGTAGAGAGAACAAACAGAC